TTTTGAAACATCCACTTTTGCACGTAAAGCCTTGCTTGCTTCTCGTATTGATCTGTACATCGTTATCATCCTTTCAGCCTGTCTCATCAGTGCATGGTGGCTGTTTCATGCAGACCGCCTTTGCAGGCGGTTTCGACTTATTTCGTTATGTCTTTTGCTATCATTGCTATTTCGTCAATGCTTGGCAGGTTTGCTTGACCGCAGAGCTTATCAACAAAAGCCTGTACCTCCGGTTGTTCATATGACTGACTCAATTCTTCTAAAGCATTTACAAATTTTTCTACTGTTGTCATTGTGATTACTCCCTTTCGTTTTTTGATCTACACATAGCATAACAAAAGGTAAGCTACTTGTCAATACCTTTTTCAAAAAAGTTTAAAAAGTTTTTGCTTCTATGCGCGTTTAATGATCGTGTATGCCTGTATGCGATCGTACGTGTACATGTGCACGCGTATACGTATGTATGCGCTCCTGTGCGTGCGCGCAGACGCTCACACGCGCGTGTAGCCGTAGCCGCACCAGGAAACGCGGGGGCACCCCCACCCCCACCCCGTGCCCCTCCCTCTCTGTATATATTATACCCCTCAGTATTTTGAACCGGAAAAATTCAAAAAATGTTTTTAGGTGAAAGTACCCTGTGTATAATGGCACACAGCCCAGCCTAACCCCCTCCCACCCCCTTTATCGTAACCTGTCCATATAGTAGTATGTACTCCGCGTAAAAAATGCTTCACAGCAAAGTCCATACTGCTGTATAATGTAGAGTAGACAGGGGGTTTACGAATGCCAAAACAGATTTTAAATATAGACGCACTATGCAATTTTACCGAAAAGCAGCAACTTGCCACCCGGGAAGCCGATACCCATGCCTTCACTTTATTTGGGGGAGCCCGTGGCCCGGGTAAAAGTTTTTGGCTTCGCTGGTACAGCCTGCGATTCCTTTTGCTCATGGCTTCTCTTGGGTTGAAACGAGTCGTAACCGTTCTCTTTTGTGAAGACTATCCCACCCTCATCGATCGGCAGGTTTCTAAAATGAGGGAAGAGTTCCCGCCTTTTCTTGGTGAGATTGCCGACCGGAAGAAAGACCATGGGTTCGGGTTTTATTTGAAAGCGCAGTACGGCTCAGGCGTTATCCTTCTCCGCAATCTTGATGAGGGGAACGTTGAAAAGTACCAGTCATCTGAATTTGCGCTGGCAGCAGTAGACGAGCTCACAAAAAGCCAGGTGCGAATATTTGATACGCTTCGGGGGTCACTTCGCTGGCCTGGTATTAAAGCCCCGAAGTTTATAGCTGCAACAAACCCGGGGGGAATTGGTGCTCACTGGGTAAAGAATTATTTTATCGATCGTATCTATCCGGAAGAGTTGCAGGACATAGCGTACATGTTTGCTTTCGTCCCAGCTCTTCCAACGGACAACCCTCATCTTGATGAGAGCTACTGGGCAATGCTGCAGCATCTGCCGCCTACCCTTGCCAAAGCATGGCTTCATGGGGACTGGAATATCTTTGAAGGTCAGGCCTTCCCTGAGTTCTATGATTATATCCATGTTAAGAAGCCTTTTGAGATACCAACAGGATGGGAACGGTTTGTTTCTATTGACTGGGGGTATGCAAAGCCTTTTGCTATTTATTGGCATGCAGAAGACCCGGACGGCGTGATCTATACGTACCGGGAGTTTTATGGGTGTGAACACGGAAGGCCGAACGTCGGCGTAAAAATGATCGCTTCCGAAGTTGCAAGACAGGCGCTCGCTATGGAGGGCGAAAATGAGGACGTGTCTTTCCGTGTGGCTGATAATTCCATGTGGGCAAACATGGGCTCTGGCAGGGAAGGGAAAGCCACCTGCATTGCAGATGAGTTCTTTGAAGAAGGCTTTGATATCATACCTTGTACGAAAGACCGTATTCAGATGAAGCAGCAGATTCATATGCGCCTCAAAGGCTATGAAGAATCAGAGTCGAATGTGCCGCAGGACCCGGCATGGTATATATTCGATAATTGTGTTAATCTTATAAGAACGTTACCAGCGATATGCACAGACAAGAGCAATCCGGAAAAACTGGACACGCAGGGGGAAGATCATGCGATTGACTCCTGTGGGTACCTGTTTTTGAAAAGACCGTTTTCTCCTACTGTGCACGAAGAGCATAGGATAGACAGAGATATTTTTGGCAGACCCGCTAAAAGAGCCGCCGGGCGGCTGTCGTGGATGGCAAGATGAGGAGGGCTTAATATGCCGTTTAAGAGTATGGCTCAGGCAAAGTACGCTTTTGCTACCCACCAGCCGTGGGCAAACGAATGGGCAGATAAAACAGACTGGCTTGTAGAGAAAGGAGGTAGTAAGAATGGACGAAAACGTTTTAAAAATTCCAAGCAACGCACAAGATGATAGACAGGAATTAAACGATGACCCTGCCCGCGTTACCGACGAAGGCCCGGAAGCGCCAGGAGGGACTTCGCAGATACCTACAGATGAGGCAGAGAACGAACCAAACGAAGAACCCGAGGACGAACCAAACGAAGAACCCGAGGACGAACCAAACGAAGAACCCGAGGACGACGCCTACGAACCGCAGTATACAACGGATGACGCTCGTGCATGGTTTGAAGAAGACGAAGCCGCTATGTATGAATGGCGGGAAATGGCGCGCATTGACTACGACTTCTATGCAAGCAAGCAGTGGGACGATGGGGTGCTCAATGAATTAGAAGACGCCGGAAGACCGGCAAATACTTTAAACGTCATTCGTCCGCTTATCAATTTGTTAAGCGGATATCAGCGCCTTAACAGGTACGACCCTAAATTCTTATCACGAAATCTTGCCAGTTCTTATTTTGCAGAGATCCGGCAGGGGGTAACAAAGTATATTCTTGATGGCAGCGATTATGACTCTGTAGAGTCTGCGGTCTGCCTTGACGCATGGATATGCGGCCTAGGGTGGTACAAACAGTGGTATACTTGGGACTTTGCAAAAAATGAAGCGGCAATTCTCATAGAGAAAGCCAGCCCCTTTGATGTGTACCCGGATATGAACAGTATCAAGCCGGGGTTTAAAGATGCACAGAGAATACATGAAGCCCACTGGAAAGACAAGGACGAATTAAAATCATGGTACCCGGAACACGCTGAGGACATTGACTCCTGGGCGGATCGTTACGATGACGAGAAAGACTGCTTCGGGGATAAGGAGAAGTTTTGGTATCAGCCGGATGAGAACAAGTGTCGGCTGGTAGAAACGTGGTGGTATGAGATATCTACCCGCCCGTACTATCAATTGAGTGATGGTACTGAGGTTCTAGCGGAAGAGATAACTCCTGATAAACTTCCGTTCATCGTGGAAACCGTAGACAAACCTTATCGGCGTGTAATGTACGCGGCCTTTATCGGGGGCGTTACTTTGGAGGGCCCGCGTGAGTGGCAGACAAATGACTTCCCATTAACAGCACAGTGGTGCTATTACTTAGGGGAAGGCGACGAGTACTGCGGGGTAGTGCGGGATTTATTGGACTCCCAGCGTGAAATAAATAAGCGCAGAAGTGATATGATCCAAATACTAAACACCAATGTTAACAGTGCTTGGCAGGCAGAAGCAGGTACCCTTTCAGACAGTCAGAGAATAGAGTATGAAGAGAATGGGTCAACGCCTGGTACGATATTGGAACACCGTCCAGGACATACTCCTCCGAAAAGGGTTGACACCCCTCCCCTCCCTAGTGGTATAATGGAGGCAGAGAGCATATCAAGGCAGGATATTTATTCGATATCCAATATAAACCCCTCTACGATGGGTTCACAGCTTACAGGGGCCTCCGGAAGGGCAATCGAAATGCAGCAGAAACAAGCCAATACCGGAACTGTTATACTGTTTGATAACCTTCGTATGGCGAAAAAAACCTTGATGATTAAACTATGGGGGCAAGGGTCTAACCCAGGACTCGTACAGAAGTTCTATAATGATGAACAGACGATACGAATCATGGATGACTCAAACCATATGCAGTTTATCACGGTCAATCAGAAAGTAACGATACCTAACCCAATGCTGGGTCCAATCAAGCAAACGCTGAATGACCTTAGTGTTGGCGAGTTTGATATTGTTATATCCGAAACACCGGCTACAGCTACTCAAAAAATGTCGCAGTTCTGGTCGATGGTTGACGCCGTCGGTCAGATGGGTATACCATGGGATATGGTATACGACTTAATTTTAGACTTGTCGGAAATTCCGAACAAAGACGAAATTAAAGCACGTATAGCAAAACGCATGGAACAAAAGAGTTCGGCAACAGATCAGCAGACCCAGGCTATTCAGGCTTTGCAGAACAAACCGAACCCTCCTAAGATCAGCGTAAGCGTTCCATACAAGGAATTACCACCGAATGAACAAATGCAAATGGCAGCGAAAGTAGGTTTGCAGCCGAGCCCCACTGATTATGGGATTCAAACGCCGCAGTCAACTCAGCCTGCTCAAGCGTCACAAGCACAAGTTCCAACGGAACGGGACCTCGCAAGAAACGTTCTCGCGACACTTATAAATACCCGGCACATTACAGCTAATGGCGCAAAGCCTTTAGCGCAGGGACAAGCACCTTCGGTTCCTGCCGAACAGAACCCCGAACTTATTCGGCAAAGATACTTAAACCAAAGACCAACACAAAACGTACACAGGGCTGAGGTTCCCCTTGCTACGACTTACAGAGGTTAATGACAGGAAAGCCGGATGAAAGTGCGGCACCCCCTACGGGACGTGGTGTCCTGCCGCTTAGCGGATTTTCCCGGTTCCCTTACCTGTTCATTATAGAGCTAACGCTCAATAACTAAAGGGAGGTTTGCGAAATGAGACGTAAGAAGACTGGTGTTATAATTGAACATCATGAAATCCATCGTATCGAACGCCGTGCAGCAGCACCGGCAGCTCCGCGGAGACGCCGCCGTTCAACAGCCCGTCGTTCCAGCTCGATGTCTTGGTGATCGATTAAGAAGGAATATGGGGTGCGCTTAGCGTGCCCCCTAATTCTATGTAAAAAAGGAGAGGCTTTAGATGGCTACAAAAACTCAGGCTGAGAAGAAGTTAGTTATACCGACTTTAAAAGAAATTAGACCCACGGTTCCACCACCGCTTACCCCCGAAATGGAGAAAGCGCGGAAAGAAAAGTTTGAAGAAGAAAAGCGTATTCGTGATCTAAAAACAAAAAGAGAGCATGACGCTTCGGAAATAAAGAGTCTGGCGATAAGCTCCCTAAAGAACTCTCTTAAATACCTTGCAGAGGAAACCTCGCGTGGGGACGCTATGAACCCCCAGACACAAGCAACGTTTGAAGAATATAAGTCTTTAGCAGAAATGCTTTTCGCGACAGGTCTTGCTCACAAGGATATAGATAAAAGCTGATAGAAGGACAGCAGGCAACTGCTTTCTTTCTATAAGTCTTTATCGCCCCACACTAGCGTTATAGTGTAGAACCGTCCAAGGACGTAAAAAGGAGTAAAATAAGATGAGTAATTTTAATTTCGATTTGCAGTTATTTGCAGAAAAGCTTCTCGAAGTTCCAGAGGAGTATAAGGGTATCAGCCCCGAAGTCCTCGAAAAATTTGCCCCACAGATCAATGAAAGTATTCGCGCTTCTAAAGAAAAAGAATCTGGTACCCCGCCTGAGCCAGAACAAAGTCAGACGTCCGAAGAAGCTGTCGAACCCGATCAGGATACGGAGGGTGAACAAGAAGGGGAATCTGAGTATGACGACGAAGGAACACCCCCGCAGGAAAACTATAAGGAAGAAGACAGCCCCGAAGAGGACGCGGGCAGGACTGATGAAGATGTTGAACAACCACCAGACACCCACTCTCACGAACCCGCAGAAAAACCACACAAGGGAAATGTCGGGATAGCCTTACGTAAAGAACGGGAAAAGAACAGAAGCTTTAAAGAAGAAAACGAAAGTCTTAAACAAGCCTTAGCTAAATTAACCGAAAAAGTAGACGGCCTTGCAAAGCCAACGGCCTCAACTACAGCCCCCTCTTCTCAGGGTACTATCAGTATCTTAGGGGGTAATCAGGATCAGCCTGTGCAAAGTTACCCACAGGGGACTATTGTTCCCCCGAGTATGCAGAACCAGGCACCGCAGCAGAACCCCAATTATGCCGCACCCGGGCAGAATGGCTATCCTTTTCCGTTAGTTCCTTCGCAACGCGAACGCATGATAAATGCCAATCCCGAAGTAAAGAAACTACAGGATGTAACAACCCAAGCGGAAAAGGAATTTGAAAGACTCTACGGAAGAAAACCCCGCAGGGATGTAATCGAACATGAGGCCGAAGTTGTAAGAGATATGCAGACATTGAGTACATTACAAGCAAAAATTTTCAATGATGTTCATACCTCAGAACAGCGTAAACTCGAAGAAGAAAATTCACGTAAACGTAATGTACAAGAGGCTGTAGGTTCCTACCAGCAGTGGGAACAACAAGAAACGCAAAAGCCGGGTAGTGTTGAGATCGATAAGTATGCGCAGGGGCAGATAAGCCAGTTAGCGCCAAAAGAAAGAGATACCTTAGTACAAGCGCTAGGCCGTTTAAAAAGGCCACAGGTATTTGGGGACCCGAACTATTCTGATGTAGTCATGGTTCAAAACTTTTGGAACCTGTGTCGATTGGGTGCTGAGAAAGACCGTATGGCACAAGCACCAGTAGAACAGCCTCTTGTAGAACAACCCGAAGCAGAAGTAGAGGAAGACCTCCCAGATGAAGAAGCCCCTACGGTATCACAGGGTGAAAAGATCAAGGAAATTCCACGTACAGGTATGGTTCGCGCAGCAAAAGCACGAACTGCGGAATGGACATTAAATAAAGTAAAACAATACATTAAGAGTGGCAAGTACGAAGAGATACCTGAAAAGTATCGAAAATCCCTT